ATGAGCAATACAGAGACATTGAACCAGTACATAAAAGAGCTATTTGATTATTGGAACGGGAAAAACGATGATTTCGAGCCTATCCCGATACCAAAAGAAGTTGACGACGAAATGCAGAGGGATTCATTTTATTAAAGCCGAAACGGGGCAGCAGTCGCCCCGTCAGTGTCCGGATGGCAACCGACACTCTGACGATGGCAAGCCGAAAGGCATCGGGCAGCGATACCGTGGGAAACATGGCAGCGGTCGCACCTGCTACAAAGTGCGTGGATGGTCAACAGGTTTTTCTTGATTTTTTAAGGTGAAAAATCAAAACACGGTGTACATTGCCGGAAAAGAGGTGGACGGGATGAAAAGACCGAGAGAACCACCAACAGGAGGAAACAAGATGAATATAGGACGAATATTGCCGACAGAGGCAGCAGCAATCCTCAATGTGTCACCGCAATTCGTGAGGGTAGCAATGCAGCAGGGAAAACTCCCGATCGGAACGGCGGTGCAGATGTCCTCAATTTGGACGTATCACATTTCGGAAAAACTGCTTGCAGATTATTCCGGAAAGAACATAGAAAAAGAGATTGAGCGAATCCGAGGAGGTGTTGAAAAATGACGAGAAACGAGAAAAAGGCAGTGATTGAGAGCATGGCAGAAAAATTCATGAATATTGACGACCTTGAGGGAAAGTCAATGACCATTATGGTGATGTCTGCGTATGCCGAGGGTAAGGCAGCAGGAAAAGCAGAGGAGCGTCGCAGATGGGAACAGAAAGAGGCGGTTGCAGCCGTTTAATGAAAACGCCCCGTCATAACGGCGGGGCAGTACATAGCAGGAGCATGAGAGCAAAGAAAAAGGACAACCATTGCAGTGGTCGTCCTTGTGATAAGAGCAGAGGAGGAAGATGCGACAAGAAAAGAGAACTTGCGGTTGCGACCGTATAAAAGACAACAGCAAAGGAGTGAGAAAATGAGATTTTATCATGCAGCACCAAAAGAAACAATGATGAAGATATACGCCGAGGGCGTTCTCAAAAAGTCGTGGGATGGCGTTGTCTATATGTGCAAAGACCCGATTGACGCTTGCAAGTTTCTTGTGATTAGAGGAATGAGACAAATGAGCGTCATTGAGTTGGAACTTGATGAAAAGGAGGTTGAGGAATCACACGACCATTCAGAGACATTTTTCAAATGCAAGGCATACATAAAACACGGAGACATTGTTCTCTCCGGAGACGAGAGAATATTCGACTATGATTTTGAGTAAAGAAAAAGGACATCCGTTGCGAGCAGATGTCCGGTGCAAGTCGTGTCAGACTTGAAATTCACTAGAAATATTATAGCAAATCTGACACAAAAAAGCAACTTGAAAAGAGACCGAAAAGGTCTATAAAATCAAGGGTTTTCGGAACTTTTATCGTCCTTGTAATAGATAATAACAAGTCTACGAAAACATAACAGGAGGATTGTGTCAGATGGCAAGAAAAAGAGGGATGCAATATATCCCGTATGATTATGAGGCAGCATATAACAAAGCGATGGAGGACATGCATGAATGGTTCATTGAGAACCTGTTTCAACATCGAAAGAAAGTTATATATGCCTTAAAAGAGATAACAGCAGGAGACCAGTTTGAAATTGAGATATATCCGCAGTTCCGGAGCATGGATGAAGTACCTCCGGAGGGGAGGACAATCAAGAAAGACAACAACAAGGCTCAAAAGAATCTGAATGATAAGAATGCACGGAAATATGTTGAGAGGCTAATCAATGAGAATTTCAGCGACCGTGATATTTGGATGACATTGACCTATGATGACGAGCATCTACCACCGGACGGGGATGTGGATGCAGCAATCAAGAATGTGCAAAAGTACATCCGACGCATCAACTATCAGAGGAAAAAGAGAGGTCTCCCGAATGCAAAATATGTCTATGTGACCGCATACAATCCGGATGCGGAAATCAGATGGCATCATCACATTGTCATGGATGGGGCGTTAGACATGGAGACGGTTGAATCCTGTTGGAAACAGTCAAGCAGGAATGAGGTTCGCAGATTGCAGACAGACGAAAACGGTCTGTCCGGTATGGCGAATTATATCGTCGAGGAAAAGAACCGTGTTCCGTCGGAAAAGAGGTGGAACAGTTCACAAGGATTGAGAGACCCACGAATCAAGGTCGTTCATTCCAAACGTCCGGCAGCAGGAGGCAGTTATAAAAAAATAGGCTCATTCGTTGACAAGATGGTCAAGGATAGGGATTCCGTTCCGGAGATATTGAAAAAGTGGTATCCGGACATGGATTTCACAAATGCAAAAGTGTACTACAACGATTTTAACTGCATGTTTTATATACATGCACGAATGCGGAAAAGGAGGTCGACAGGTGAAAAGACGAATAAGACGGATAAGACGGGCATTGAAAAGAGCAGGTTTGTATAATGCGTTTCACATCACATTGATTGCGGTATTGCTGACAGGATTTTGCGTGATATTGTTCAATGTCAAAGAACCGGAGCAACAGGAGAAAGAACCGGAGACAATGACACAGACAGCAGAAAACACCGAGGTCAAATACAAGGTTTTTGATACCATGCCCGAGGATTGGGGGAGCGATGATCTCAAGGGATTCGCACTCTACGACCTGCCGGAGCAGTATGCAGACAAAGGCTATTTTCCGGAGAAAATGCAGATATACACAAGATGTCTATGCAAGCAATATGACATTCCGTATGCCCTTGTATTGGCAATTATAGAGCAAGAATCCGGATATGAGTTTGACAAGACCGGAGACGGAGGGCAGTCAAAGGGGTATATGCAGATATATGAGAAATGGCACACCGACCGGATGCAGAAATTGAACTGCACAGACCTCATGAACCATATCAAAACGTGAGGGTCGGGATTGATTTTCTTTCATACCTGTTCAAGAAATACGGCACGATTCAAGATACACTTGCAGCGTACAACTACGGCGAAAAAGGTGCGAGGGAACATTTGTGGAGCAACGGCGTGTATGTCTATTCGTACAATACGGCAATCATGCAGAGAATGAAAGAAATTGAGGAGGTGGTCGGGGAATGAAATTTGACTGGAAACCCGAATCAAAAGAGAGATATTTCAGAAAAGCAGAGGCAGCAGTCAAGGCAGCGGGATTCGATGACATCCTGCAAATAGACAAAGACCAGTTTTCCATCATCCAAGGAACGGTCAAGGTACATTTCAAGCCGATTTCAAGAGGTGGGAAAACACGCCGATGGTGGGAGGCAAAGAGAACGATTGAGAATATGCATGAAGTACCTCCGGCAAAAGACCAGTTTGGCAGGAAACACAAGAGCATATTCATACATGCTTTTATGATTTTAGAAATGGAGGAGCAGGACAAATGAACATGAAATATGCAATGAGAAGTGAGGACACAGAGCAAATCAATGTCGTGTCGTGGGCGAATTGGAATGCGAACCACTATCCGGAATTGAGGTGGCTGTTCCATGTACCGAACGGAGGCAGCAGAAACAAGCAGGAGGCAGTCAAATTCAAACAGATGGGTGTCAAGGCGGGCGTGTCTGATTTGTGCCTACCATATCCAAAAGGGATTTACTGCGGATTGTTTATCGAAATGAAATACGGCAACAACAGGCAGCAGGACACGCAAAAAGAGTTCCTTGCAGATATGGCAGAGACAGGACATTTTGTTGCAACATGCTATTCAGCAGAGGAGGCGATTGACGTGATCGAAAAATATTTGAATTTAAAAAAATTTACGACATCGACGAGAGCATCAGAAAATGAAACATCAGTCATGATGACAGGTCAAACAATGAAAATTCCAAACAACAGCATCCTCAAGGATGGAAAAGTCAAAGGAGGCAGGTCGTGACGCTTGAGGAATTGATTGACACATTGGAGAGTGCAAACATGCTCCGGATAATCAAAGGCGACAAAGAGATGTTCGTCGGTTATCTTGCATTATTTGCACCAGAGGTCGGTCACACGAAATGCGAACTGTATGAACAGTATAAATTTGACGAGGTTGTGAAATTCAGAGCAGTTCCGGAGATTACGCATCGCAAGTGGAAAGAATTGAATCTCATGTCACCGTTAAGACCGGACGAAACGCCGGATTTTAGATTTCAAGAATTGCAAATGAAACTGTATTACACAATTTATCTATAACAGGAGGAAAAGACGTGAAAATTATTGCAGTAATGTCACCGAAAGGAGGAATCGGGAAAACAACAACATCCGATTCAATCGCCTATATGTTAGGCGAGGAACAGGGAAAGAGAGTGCTTGTATTAGATGGAGACCCGCAGGGAGACACATCAAAGACGTTCGGAGTATACGAACCGGACGGAATCGGCATGAGTGAACTGCTTGAGAAACATGAGTGTGTCGGAGGTACATATAAAACAGGCGACTTGATTCGCCCGACAGAGTATTCACACGTTGACATCATTCCGGCGAATGGCTATCTTATGAAAACGGACATGAATTTGCTGCTCAAGTCAGAGGACAATCAAGTCACAAGGATGCGTGAGGCGATGGAGGAGGTATCTGACGCATACGATTATTGCATTTGTGATTGCGGGCGACTGCTTGACATGGTGGTCATTAACATTTTGATTGCAGCAGAACTCGTCATTGCTCCGGTAAAGGTCGGAGGATATGAAATCGAGGCACTGCAGAACCTTGAGGAACAGATCGAGGATTTGAGAGACATCAATCCGGATTTGAGAATCAAGGCACTCATGACAATGCGACAGAAAAATAAGACCTCTCTTGAGGTGGAGGAATGGTTGAAAACAGAATCCGGATTTGACATGTTTGTCACACCGATTCGCCGTTCTATCATCGCAGAGAAATCCACAACGGCAATGATACCGCTCCCAAAATTTTCAAAGAGAGGAATTGTGTCTCAAGATTACAGATGCGTTGTGCATGAGTTACTCAAGGAAATGGAGGGGTAGGACATGAGCGGGACAATACAAATCCTTGAATTGTTCGGAGGGATTGGGTCGCCTCGATGTGCCTTGAGAAATTTGAACATTCCAACGAAAGCAATCGACTATGTGGAAATCAATGAAAAGGCGGTGCGTTCGTACAATTCAATGTTCCGTGAGGAATTGGAATATAAAACACAAACGGTTGTCGGATGGAATCTGAAACCGGACATTCTGATTCACGGTTCGCCCTGTCAAGATATGAGCATTGCAGGGCATCAAGGAAAAGCCACAGGCGAGGGCAGAATCAACAGAGGAAAAGGTTCAGACGAGGGGAGCGGAACACGTTCCTCCTCATGTGGGAGACAATACATATCATTGAGAACATGGGCGAATGGCGACCTCGTTATGTAATATGGGAAAACGTGAAGAATGTGAAATCAAAGTACATGAGACCGAATTTTGACAGATACATGGTTGAAATGGAGCGGTTAGGATATACGAATAATTTCGAGGTACTGGATGCAAGAGAGTTTGGATTGCCACAGGCAAGAGAGCGAGTGTTTACGGTTTCTGTTCTGAATGGAGAAAGATTTGAGTTCGATGACCTTATAAGAACACCGATGCGAAACTTGCAGGAATTTCTTGAGGATGATGCAAATGTTCCGGATGTCTACGATGTGACGCAACCGTCCGTCCTTGCGTGTATCGGAGAAAAAGGCATCCGCAGGGCAACGGTTATCACAGATTGTGCATATACCATCACAACAAGACAAGACCGGACACCTGCACAAGTCATTGACCGAGGCGATGGACGCTATCGCTATTTGACCGAGCGTGAATGTTGGCGATTGATGGGTTACACGGACGAGGATTTCGACAGGGCGAAAGCAGTGCAGGAAAGAAACGGAAAATATTACAAAGCATTATATGACCAAGCAGGAAACAGCATCGCCGTTCCAATATTCGAGAGCATATTCAGAAAAATAATTTTGCATGAGGTCGCATGAGACCGGAAAGAGAGGAAAGCACATGGGAAACATCGTGAAAACAGCAAAATGCAGATTCTGCGGTCAGATGACGCAGATTGAGGCAGATGAAAAACTGACAGCAGCACAAGCAGAGGAACAGGCAACAATGACATGTAACTGCACCGAGGCGGTCGAGTATCAGAAAGAGAAACAGAGGAAAGAAAAGGCAATGATGAATGTGTCTGCCTTGTTTGGAGAGAACGCAGCACCGGACAAGAGATGCGGTGAGGGCATCGTGAACATCTTAAAGGCAGCAGTCGAGGAGATTTACACCGGAGGACTTGCGAAAGTCACATTGAACCTCCGAGGGGGGGTCAAAGCATCAATTTCACAGAATGCAAAGGGTGAAATCAACGTCGAGCGTACAGAGACAAAGAAACAGAAACTCACAGAGTAATAACAGGAGGTTGAACAGATGGCAGCAGGATTCAGCGTGAAAGACGCACTCAACAAGAACAGCAAAGCGGGGATTGATGAATCTCCGAGAGCGAGATTCCGGACAAAGGACATTTCAATTTTCAAGATGTACCGGAACGATATGAATTTTTATAGTGTAGAGCAGATTGAGGAACTGGCAGGAGACATCCTCATGTATGGGTTGAAACAGAACCTTGAACTTGTATATGCACCATGCGACAAGGGTGAATATAGAATCGTAGCAGGTGAAAGACGGTGGGAGCTCTCAAGTACCTTGTGTCAAAGGGATATAAAGAATTTGAACTTGCAACCAGTAAATTGACAACGCCACAGGATAACGACGAGGAGCAGGTTGAAATCATAATTGCGAACGCATACCGTACAAAGACGACCTCCGACATGATCGAGGAGGAAACACGCCTCAAGGCATCTCTTGAACGCATGAAAGCAGCGGGAAAGAAAATCAAGGGATATGACCTGCAATCCGGACGATTGAGGGATGTGATTTCCTCAATGCTGCATGTGAGCAAAACAAAGATTGCACAAATTGAGGCAGTCAACAACAATCTGATTCCGGAATGGAAAGAGGAACTCAAGGGAGAACGCCTCACATTTTCCGCAGCATATGAATTGAGCGGAATGACAGCAGACGAGCAGCGGGAGGCACTGGGAAAATTCACAGAGACCGGAGAACTCACACACAAAGAAGTGAAAGACATGAAAGCAGAAAAGGCAGCAGGGCAGCAGGTGTCAGAATCCGACACAGAGACAGAAATCGGCATGAACCCGCCGGAAGTGAGAGCGGGCGACGACTACGAAACACCGCATCCGGAGGGAATTACATCAATTTGCTATTCCTGCACCGAATATGAGACATGCAATGTCAAGACCGGAACATGTACCTCATGCGACCAGTACAAGAACCGTGCAGAGGCACACAAGACCGATGAACAGAGATATTCAGAGGAGCAGGATGCAATCGACCGTGAGACAAAGAAAAAACTCCGTGAGATGGAACAGGAGGAGAAGATGCAGAAACTCCCGTCAACCGAACCGGAGGCGATTAAGACGATCAGAGTTTCAAAGGACAAATTCGAGGAATACACGGGAGAATATAGAAAACCGTATATGATAACAAAAGACGACAGCTTCAAGGTTGGGAATGTTATCAAATTAGTGGTATTTGCAGCGGGAAAAGCAACCGGAGAGACCGCAGACATGAGAATCACCTGCAAAGACGATGGCATCACTTGCAGTGGATTGTCAGAGGGTTGGTGCGTTATTGGGTTAGGTGAGAAGTAAAGGAGGAAAAGGCATGAATAACATCAAAAGAGGCGAAATGTTCTACATCAGCAGAGGGGGGGTGTCGTATAACGGGAGCGAACAGCACTCCGACCGTCCGGCGGTTGTTGTGAGCAATGACAAGAACAATGAGAACAGCAATGTCGTTGAGATTGTATATATGACAACGCAGCCGAAAACAGACCTCCCGACACATGTAACAGTGAGATCAACAGGCAGACCAAGCACCGTTTTATGCGAGCAGGTCTATTCGGTATCAATAGAACGCATCGGAACGTATATCGGGGAGTGTTCAGACAAAGAGATGGAGAATATCGACATCGCTCTCATGATTTCCTTGCAGCTTGACGGTAACATGAAAACCTCAAAGAAATACAATGAGACAATCAAAAAACAGCAGGAGGAAATTGACCACCTCAAAACAGAAATCGAGGAAATGGAAAAAGACCGCAAAGAACTGATTGAACAGGTCAACCAGTATGCAGTAGCCAACACAGAGAAAAATGAGAAAATCGCAAAAATGGCATCATCAAGGGAGAAAATCAGATTGCAGACAGAAAGAGACACATACAAGACCATGTATGAACAGTTACTCAACAGATTAGTGAATGGAGGAGCAGCATGAACAAAAGTACATTAAAGGCAGAATTTATCAATGCGAAAATCAAGGATGCGAAATACATCGGAGTGAGCATCAAGACGGAGGGCAGCAGTCAGCCAGAAATCATCATCAATCCGAGAGAGAATTTCGATGCGAAATTTGATTATTACATGGAGGCATACGATGACGATTTGATCCTGATTGCAGCAAAGGGCAAAAAGGACATCCGCATCGTGGCAGCAGGACACGGAAACCGATTCGAGGACATTGAAAACCAGTTAATCGGAGAAAAGGGCAAAGGTTGGAGAGGATTGATTGCAGAAGCAATCGACAAAGCCTATGACCGTTTGATTGCAAGCACACCTCCGCAGACAGAGGAGGAAAAGACCCATTGTGAAATGATAAAAGAGGCAGTCAAGGGAATGTTCATCAATGAGAGCAGGACGGCAGCAGAGGCAGAGTTCATCAAGACCCATATTGTTGATTATGAGAAAATATTCGATGTCTGCATGAACGGCGATGACCTTGAGTTCAAAAAAGGACTTGTCAGATTGCAGAAAATGCAAAATGAATATGTGATGCAGAGAGAACGGGAGGAAACGGCAAATGAATAAAGTCATATTGATGGGTAGGCTAACAAGAGACCCGAATGTAAGATATACACAGCAGAACAGTTCACAGGAATCCATGTGTGTGGCACGTTATACACTGGCAGTCGACCGGAGAGGTGCAAGAGACGGGCAACAGTCGGCAGATTTTGTCTCATGCGTGGCATTTAGGAAAAACGGCGAGTTTGCGGAAAAATATCTGAAACAGGGAACAAAAATTGTTGTTACTGGAAGGATTCAGACAGGCTCATACACCAACGGAGACGGGCAAAAGGTATATACGACGGATGTTGTGATTGAGGAACAGGAATTTGCAGAAAGTAAGAAAGCAGCAGGAGAACAGGCAGAAAACGCCGGAAATACAGACACAGGAGACGGATTCATGAGTATTCCGGACGGCATCGACGGCGATTTACCTTTTATGTAAGCGAAAAGGAGGGTTGTGATAATATGGGAATCTTAAAAGGCATAATTGACAGATTTCGGGCGATGGGAAAGACAGAAAATGAGATTTCGAGCATCGTTGAGGCAGCAGCGGACAAGGCAACAGTGAATCCGGATGTTGCAAAGAATGAAAATCCACAAAAACCGGAAATCAAGGTCGAAACATCGGCAGAACAGTTCGTCGAGGCAGTCATGCGAACGGGTGTCACAGCGGAGCAGGTAAAAACGGCAATTATGAAAATGTGCGATTCGCAAAGATGCACAAATCGCAAAAACACGAATAACTGGCGTAAAATGCACGGTCTGCCTATGAGAAGAAAGCAGAAAGCGAGGAAAAAGCATGAAAGAGGAAAAGGAGCAGACGGTCATTGAAAAAACCTTGCTATATCTTGAGAATTATCGTGAAATGGAACGATATATCAATGAGGCGGTATCAGAGACCTCTCAAGTGCCGGATATAGGCAAATACAACATATCAGCAGAAAAGGCGTTCCTGCAATCGGTCAGAGAGTGCCGTGCAGAGACGGTCATTCTGTTTGAACACTTGAAAAAGGCTCTTGCATCACTCAAGGAAGATGCAGAGGCAGCAGGTGAGGGGTACAAATACGACGCTCTTGAGGCGGTCTATATAAAGGGCATGTCATACGAGGATATAGTGAGGGAGACAGGATGCGGACGCAACTCACCGAAAAAGTGGTGTAGGGTGATGATTCAGCGGTTGTCAATCAAGTTATTCGGTGCAAAAGCGATTGAAAATGATAAAAACGGAGTGAAAACAGGGTGAAATGAGGGTGAAAACAGGGGTAAAAAGTGGGTGAACAAAAGAAAAAATAAACGTGATAATATGTTAGCGTGAACAGTTGAGACGAGCGATTGCAGATATGCAGTCGCTTTTTTCTTGCCTGTTTGCCTTCCTGTTATATGCGGGTAAGTGTACACAGTAATGTGCATAACTGCCCGCCTCTTGTGGATAACAGGACAGGAGAACCAAGAAAGAGAGGAGAACACAGATGCTTTTGAAATCATGCAGGTGTGGCAAGTTGATTCCGCAGTCGGCAAAGATGTGCGAGGAATGTGAGCGACGGCAGCAGTCGAGGCACATGATATACAACAACACACGGCGAGACAAGAGAGCAGCCGAGTTCTATCTGTCAAAGGAATGGCGGGATTTGAGACCTGTCATCATGAGTGTGTATGAGTATGTGGATATATATGCTCTGTATGTTGAACATCAGTTGATAACACTGAAAGATTCAGACCCAATCCACCACATCATAGAACTTGAGGACGACTGGGAGCAGAGGTTGAACCCATTGAACTTGATACCCTTGAGTCATCGGACACACAACACAATTACGGCTCTGTATAAGCAGAGCAAAGAGAGCATGAGAGCAACACAGAAACAGTTGAGGTCACTGATCGAGTACCACTTTCGAGAGGCAGGGGGATATAAAAAAGTTTTGTGCGATTCATTCTAGTCGCACCCCCTCTTTTGTTTGGAGAAAACTCCCCACGGGAATTTCAGTAGACAGGTGCATCCGAAAGGGGTGTCAGAATGTGACACAAAATCACTGAAATGTTGACGGAAAGGGGGTTGTTGCTACATGGCAGGACAGAGACAACCCACGGATTTGGTTGTTATGAACGGGCGAAAACACCTCACAAAAGCAGAAATTGAGGCACGAAAAAACGCCGAGGTTGTAGCACCGAACGACAAAGTGAAACCTCCGTCATATTTGACACCGGAGCAAAAGAAAAAGTTCCGGAAGATTGCAAAAGAATTACTTGAAATCAAACTGATTGCGAATGTTGACTGCGATGCACTGGCGAGATTACTCATTGCACAAGACCAGTACATCGAAATCACGCAGCAAATCAGAACAACTCCATTGATGGAGGATGTTCCGGTATATGAGACAAAGACGAATCCGGACACGGGAGAAAAAGAACGTGTGCAGGTCGGTACAAGGCAGGTCGTGAACGGTGAACGTGAGCGTCTCATGATTATTCAAGATCGCTGCATGAAACAGTGCAGACAGGGAGCATCGGATTTTGGATTGACAGTCTCCTCACGCTGCCGTTTGGTCGTACCGAAACCACAGCAGCAAAAGCCGGAGAATAAATTTGCGAAATATGCAAATTAAGGAATGGCGAAAGCAGGAGAAACACAAGACCGCTGCACACAATACGCCCTCGATGTTGTTTCGGGCAAGATAACAGCCGGAGAATATGTCCGACTTGCATGTCAAAGACACCTCGACGACATTGAGAAATCGAAAGCAGCACCGTACAAATACTATTTCGACGTTGAAAAGTCAGAGGAAATCATCAATTTTGCAGAGGAATTAACCATTGCAGAGGGCGAAGAAAACGAGCATGTGACCGCATATCCGTTCCAGTGCTTTATTTTAGGGTCGATCAACGGGTGGAGAACAAAAGAAAAATCATACAGACGGTTCAGAACGTCCTATGTGCAATTAGGCAGACAGAACGGAAAATCGTTCATCAACGGTATTTTGGCATGTTATTACGGGAATTTTGACGGGTACAAGTACGGAAAAATCTTTTGTACGGCTACAAAGCAAGACCAAGCGAACATTGTTTTTGACGAGGTCGCAAAATTCATCAATTCGGACGAGGATTTGTCGGAATGGTTCAAAGTGCATGACCACAACCATACGATTGATTGTCTGTTGACACATTCAGAAATCAAAGCGTTGTCCGGTGATACAAAGTCACTTGACGGACACCGTGCATATTTAGGAATTGTCGACGAGTATCACGCACACAAGACGAATCAGATGTACAAGCTGCTTGAGGGAGGTATCAAGAAACTCAAGTCGGCGTTGATTTCGGTCATCACGACAGCAGGGTTCGACCTCAAATCACCCTGTTATAAATTGTATGAATATTGCTGCAATCTATTAAAGGGCGTTTTTGAAAACGACAGTCAGTTCGTATATATCGCACAGATGGACGAACATGACGACAGATATGTTCCGGAAAACTGGATAAAAGCAAACCCAATTCTTGAATTTGACAGGGATGCTCTTGAAAACCTCATACCGATTGCACATACCGCCCGCGATATGGGCGGGGAGGATTTACGAGATTTCCTCGTAAAGCAGTTGAATATGTGGATGCAGTGGTCGAATTCACTGTATATCAAGGACATCGCAAAATGGAAAGCATGCGCCGTTCTAAAATCACTCAAGGATTTCAGAGGGTCAAAATGCTACGTCGGGGTTGACCTGTCATCCGGAGGCGACTTGACATCAATCGCAATCGTGATTCCGTTTATGGTTGACGGAGTAAAGAAATATTTTGTACACACACATTCGTTCATTCCGTCCTCAAGGGTGGATGAACACATCAAGACCGATAAAGTACCTTATGACGTATGGATTGAAAAGGGTCTTGTGACAGTGACCGAGACACTGGGAGGAATAAAGACAGATTACAAATACATCATCAAATATCTTGAGGATTTGGTGAAAGAATACGACCTCAAACCGCAGTTGATATGCTATGACCCGCACAACGCATCGGCGTTCCTGTCAGACCTTGAGGCGTTGGGATTCGATTCAATCTCTGTTACACAGACAGCGAAAGAGTTGAACGATGCGACGGTTGATTTCAGACTTGAGATTTTGGCGGGCAACGTGGAAATCGAGGGAATAGAGGTCGGAAAAGAGGGAAACAAGATTGTTGTTCCTGTCGACAGTTTGCTTGTGTGGTCTATTGCAAATGCAAAGACCATCTCAAACAACTACGGCGAAATAAAAATTGACAAAGACATCACGACAGAGAGAATCGACCCGATTGACGCTATCATCGACGCATGGAAACACGCAATGAAAGAGGAGTACCGTCCGGATGTGAATGAGACTGTCAATGAATGGCTTGAGCAATTCGAAAAATACATGAAGAAAGGCGGTGAGAAATAAATGAATCCGTTTCAGAGATTAGGAGTGAAAATTTCAAATTGGTGGAGAGGTGAACCACAGGACAGCGGAGGCGTTGTGACACTGAACTCACCGTCGTTCCTTGAGCGGATAGGACTGAAAAGAAAAGGGAAACCGACATCAGAGGTCACATATTTCACATGTCTCAAGATGCTGTCGGAGACCCTTGCGAAAATGCCTATCAAATATTATCAGAAAACGGACAATGGAATCATTGAGGCAGAGGCGACGGACACATCAAAGCTGCTCTCAAAAAGACCGAATCCGTTTATGACACCAACGACATTTTGGAACACGGTTGAAATCAACCGCAACCATTACGGAAACGCCTATGTGTACATAAGAAAGAAGTTTGACCGCAAGAAATACGGCGGTGAAATCAAAATCGTTGATTTGTGGGTTATGCAGTCAAATTGTGTGCAGATAGTCGTTGACGATGCGGGAATATTCGCAGGAGTTGGGCGATTGTGGTATGTCTACACAGACCAGACATCCGGTCGTCAATATGTGTTCAGTACAGACGAGGTCATGCACTTCAAAACATCATTCAGTTTTGACGGAATCACAGGACTACCAGTGCAGCAGATATTGAGAGACACGGTTGCAGGTGCATCTGAATCACAGGCGTTCATGAATAATTTATATGAGAGCGGGTTGACAGCAAAAGCGACACTCGAATACACAGGAGAACTGAATGAAAAGGCGAAAGAGGCACTTGTCAAATCATTTGAGGAGTTCGGCAGCGGGGCAAAGAACACAGGAAAAATCCTGCCTGTTCCGTTAGGAATGAAACTCACACCTCTCGACATCAAACTGACAGATTCGCAGTTCTTTGAACTGAAAAAATATAACGCCCTGCAAATCGCCGGAGCGTTCGGAGTAAAACCGAATCAAATCAACGACTATTCAAAGTCGTCATACAGTAACAGCGAGATGCAGCAGTATCATTTTACGTCGACACAGAACTGTTCATCATCAAGCAGTATGAGGAGGAAATCAATTTCAAGATACTTCCGGATGAAGATGCAGACGACGGATATTATTACAAATTCAACGAAAAGGTATTGTTCCGCACCGATTCAAAAACACAGATGGAATATTTGAGAGACGGTGTCAATGGAATGATTATCAAACCGAATGAGGCAAGACGTAAACTCGACATGGAAGATGCGGAGGGAGGCGATGTCCTGCTTGCGAATGGTAGCATCGTTCCGTTGACTATGGCGGGAGCAGCATATTTGAAAGGTGCATCCGAACCGGATGAAACCGAAGAACCGGAGCAACCGGAAGAAAAGACAGAGCCGGACACTGAGCAGCCGGACACAGCAACAGAACCGGACGAAACCGACGAGGCAGAGGACGAGGATGAACAGGAGGGAGGTGAATAATCATGCCAAAGAGACGTTTTAATTTCACAAAGAAGAATAAACGCAACGGAAAAGTCGAAAATGTCGGCTATTTGGATTTAGAGCAGGACGAGGAAAAGAGCAGATGTTCCTTGTATTTCTACGGTGACATTGTATCAGCAACATGGGAATCCATGTGGTACGAGGAGGACAGATGCCCGCAGGACATCGCAGATTTCCTCAACCAGTTAGATGGCTATGAGGATGTTGATATTTATTTCAATTCCGGAGGTGGAGACGTATTTGCAGGACTGGCAATCTATAACCAGTTAAAACGATACGACGGACACAAAGTCGGCTATGTCGACGGAATGGCTGCATCCATCGCATCGGTCATCATGTTCGCTTGCGATGAACTGCATTTCGCAACAGGGGCACAAGCAATGATTCACAAACCGTTGTGCATGGCATACGGCAATGCAGACGATTTCAAGGCAGTAATAAAGCAGTTGAATCTCTGCGAGGATTCAATCATTGACGTTTACATGGAGCATGTGCAGGAGGGTGTCACAAGAGACAAGATTCAGAGCCTCATGAGTAATGAGACATGGTTCGACAGTAAGAAGATGCAGCAGTATTTCAACGTCGAAATCGAAGAAAAGGCAGCAGTCGCAGCGTGTGCATCCGACTATTTTGAGAAATACAACAATATTCCGGAGACACTCAAAGGAACTGAAAAAGAAAACATTGTCGATGCGGTGCTTGCAGAACTGGAAAAGAGAAACAGTGCAGCAGCACAGGCGGAGGAACAGAGAATCGAGGCAGAAAAGCGAGCGATTCTCGATGATTTATACCTTTACGGTGTATAAGAAATGGAGGACAGAAGTCATGAATAAGGAATTACAGAAGTTACTGAAACAGATTAACGACAAGAAAAATGAAGTCAAGAGCCTTGTGAACGACGGAAAACTCGACAAGGCAAAGACAGCAAAGGAAGAACTCAAGGAGTTACAGAACAAATTCGACCTCCTCTATGATTTGGACGAGGACGAGCAGGACGGTATTACAGATAAGGTTAACAAAGGCACTGCAAAACAGGTCGGTGGCGAGAAAAAGGTTGATAAAAAGAACCTTGTGAAAGCATTTGTCAACATCGTAAAAGCGGGATTCCTGCACAGAGAGGCAGACGAGGCGGATGTTGAGGTGTACAAGAACGCACTCACATCCGACACAACCGCAGGAAGTGAGGGAGAGACCGGAATCGGCGTGACTATTCCGGAGGACATCCGAACAGACATCATCGAACTGCGTCGTTCATCCGACAACCTTGAGCAGTACGTCAATGTTGAGGGAGTTGTGACAAAGACCGGAACACGAAACATTGAGGTCGATGCAGAATCAACACCGTTCGACAACGTGGACGAGGCTGCGGATTTTCCGGAGATGGACGAGCCGGAATTTTTACCGATTGAGTACAAGGTCAAGAAAAAAGGTGGAATCCTCAAGATGACCGCTGAACTGCTTGAGGATACAGCAGCCAACATCATGGCGTACATCAACAAATGGATTGCGAAAAAGACAAAGGCAACCCGTAACGCAATGATTCTCAAGGTACTCAACGAAATGACAAAGGGAAAAGAGGTCACAGTGGAGAATCTCGACAGCCTCAAGGACATTTTCAATGAGCAGTTAGATCCTGCGATTGCAGAATCCTCAATCGTCATCACGAATCAGAGCGGTTTCAACTACCTCGACAAGTTAAAGGATAAAGACGGAAATTATATTTTACAGAAAGACCCGACACAGCAGACAAAGGGAAAGATGCTTTTCGGAGAATACAGAATCGTGAAACTGTCAAAGAAAACACTCAAGTCCACACCGATTATGAACAGCGATGGTCGCACAATCGACGGGTACAAGCACCCTGTTTTCTGCGGTGACTTGAAAGAGGCTATCACACTTTTCGACAGAAATGTTCTGACAATCGACCTCAATGACAAAGGTGCGGGGTTATGGGATAAGGACATGACAGGTCTCAAGGTTCGTGACCGTTTCGATGTGCAGGCAGTTGACAAGGATGCAGTCATCAAGGGTGAAATCACAGAGGTTGTCAAAGGGTAACAAGGCAGCAGGGCGGTGAATCTGTCCTGCTATTGAAAGCAGGTGAGAAACATGACGGATGAAGAAAAAGAGAAATATAGAGACGGTCTGATTGCCACATGCAAGGTATATTGTCACATCGACTATGATGACGACATGGAAATCCTTGAATTGATGTTTGATGTGACCATGCAGGAAATGACGGAACTGATTCCGAATTTCGACCAGTACAGCCTCACAAGCCGTCAAAAGCTGCTTGCATTTATATCCGTGAAAGAACTCTACGACAACCGTGACAAATACCGGAGCGACACGAAACTGCTTGCCTCTGCCGTCTCCTCGATGCTTTTGAAAGAAATATACGGAGGCACATCACAATGACAGGCAGAATCAAGATAATTCGCAAGGCGTCGAGCGTTGTCGATGGCAGACGGCAACAGGAGGAAACAGAGTTTTATTCCTGTTGGTGCGAGGTCAAGAGTTTGGGAACAAATGAGAAATACACAGCCTTGCAGACCGGACTTGAAAACACAATCGTTTTTGAGACACGAACGTGCGACAAGATGGAAGAAATCCGACTGAATTTGAAAGAGTTCTATGCGGTGTACAAAGGTGTTGAGTTCAAGATATATGATGCGTCTCCGATGTTCACAGACGACAGGAAATATCAGTTGAAATGTAGAACGGGAGCATAGTGTCATAATCTGACACCGGAGGTGATACAGTGAAAATCGAAATGGAATTTCAAGGCTTGAAAGAACTCATGAAAGCATTTGAGGACGCAGCAAGCGACGAGGACATAAAAGAGGTCAATCAAAAGATTGTAACACAGGGAGAACCAGTCGTGAAAAACATCATGTCCGGCAAGATTCCGAAATCGGCAGACATCAAATTATCCGGTAGAGGTTTCGGTTCAAAGTCATCCGTGACATCACATGCAGCGGACAGCATACCGATGGGAGCGGTCAAGATGAAAGACACAGGAGCAACAGCAGATGTCGGATGGGAAAAGTCGGATAATAGTGAACACTTTTATGTGAAATTCATTAACTGGGGAACTATTTATCGACCGCCTCAAGAATTTATTTACGCAACAGGGCGTGAGGCAGATGCGGAACTGCAAAAAATCGCAGAACAGGAATATCAATCCTATTTGGACAACACATTGAAATGAGGTGAGAGCATGAACAGCAGTCCGGACATCATCAAAGATGCATCCGACGCATTGAGACCCATATCAGACAGAGGAATCACTGTGATGCAAGGGTGGTATGACAAAGACATCCATGACAGACATGTGACATTGTGGGATTTGGGAGAAAATGACGAGAATTTTTCGGACGACGATGCAGAGGGAGTGACGCTGTCAGTGCAGGTCACTATATTTTCAGAAAGTGACGAGGTTGAACTGGCGAGGGAAATCAAGTCAATCATGAAAGAAAATGATTTTTCGTTTGAGGGCAGGAACGGAGACGATTCCAAGCCGGAGGACGGAATCTATATGAAAGCACAGAGGTTTTCAAAATTTTATGAAATGGAGGAATAGACATGAGCGAGGCAGAAAAACAGATTGTGAGAAGTAGAACATGCGGTTGCAGAGATTTCTATGTCGCAAAACTCACACAGAACGATGCGAAAGCATACGTTGCAGGTACTCCGGTCAAACTGGCAAGAGCAATCAAAGCAAAGATTGATGAAAAATGGAGTTCTGAAAAGATTTACTCTGACGATGGAACAGAGGAGGTCATCAATTCCTACGAGGGAACAGAAATCGAACTTGAGGTCAATGCACTTGCACCACAGGACAGACAGACAGTATTCGGTCAGTTATACGAGAACGGATTCCTTGTAAAGACCGCGGATGACAAAGCACCGGAGGTCGCTGTCGGATGGAGAGAAAGAAAACTCAACGGAAAGTATGAATTCAAGTGGTTATATGCCGGAAAATTTGCAGAGGGAATCAGCGAGGAGGCAAGCACAAAAGAGGGAAAATTGTCTCCGACAACAAAGAGCATCAAGGGTTCATTCTACGAGAGAAGTCTTGACAATGCATATGAGATTTCAGTCGATGAATCAAACCTTGTGGCAGGAGACACAAAGGCAGCAGAGGCAATCAAGAATTGGTTCAGTAAAGTGCAGGAGAAAAACGGCGGTTTAGGCTAACAAGAGAATATATAACAGGAGGATAAACCATGAATAGAAAAATCATCATCAACAACAAAGAGTTCACAATGCCGAAAATGTCGATTGATACATACACGGAGTACCTCGATATTGCAGAGCAGACGGACACACATCCGAGATACACAAGACAGGACATCGAGGTAATGGCACTGTTTATCTGCAAAGCATACGGAGATCAGTTCACAGTCGAAGAATTAAAGAATCCGGAGACCGGACTTGATGCAGCAGGATTGATTCTAGAGTTCCAGTTCATCGATACTGGAATCGCCGACGAACTTACCAAAAGAATGGAGAACATCGAGAAAAATTTTCAGAGTGGCAAGTGATACCGGAAATCGAAATCACTTGCAAAGGGAAAAGACTTTTCATCAATTCCGTAACAGTAGAACAGTATAAAAAATATATCAATCTCATGGAGAAAAATGACACGGAGATATTTTCCAGAGTGATGTTTTTCAACAAAAAGATAATGCAGGAGATGTTCGGGAATGAACAGTCGCTTGCAGCAGTTGGGGAGATTGATGCAGTTGAATTTCTGACGGCAATCAAGACGGTTCATTTTATCATGCAGAACATCATTGCAGAGAAGATGCTGAACATTGTTGAGGTTGAGCAGATAGAGAAAGAGGCATCCGCATTCGATGAATATGATCGTGAAAACGGATATGAGGAAGAGGAGCAACCGGAGGAAAATCAATGGAAAGTCTGTGGGGAAATTGTTGACCGTGTTGTAAAAATTGCGATTCGGCTATTGAAAAACTCATACAGTCAATGCATGAAAGAAAACATTGTCACGTTATTGGACTATTTAAAATTTGAATTAGACACAATAAACGAAAATCAGTAAGAGAGGAGGCGACCGAATGGCTTATACAAGCGTCAAAATATCGGCAGATTCGAGCAGTTATCAATCACAAATGAAATCGGCAGCATCGCAGATGAAAGTCTTGTCTGCGGAATATACGACAGCAGCGACAAAAGCAAAGTTGTTCGGTTCAGAAACAGACAGCCTCAAGCAAAAGCCGAATCGCTCACTCAAAAGATAACAGTGCAAAAGAACATTGTGCAGTTAAACAGTGAGCAGCAGGAGAAATTGACAAAGAAACTGTCAGACCAAAAGACAAAGCAGGAGGAACTCAAAACAAAGATTGATGCTGCGAAAGAGGCTTATGAGAAATCAACAGCAGAGACCGGAAAGAACTCCGAGCAGTCAAAGGCACTCAAAGAGGAACTTGACAAGTTAGAGAAAGAGTTCACCGCAAATGAAACGGCAATCGGGAAAACAGAGACGGCTCTTGCAAATCAGACAGTAAAAACAGAAAAGTCAAAGACTGCCCTCATGAATATGGAGGCAGAACTGAAAAATGTTAATGAACAGTTAAAAGACAATAAACTTGAAAAATTTGCGACTGCTTGCGACACGGCAGGAACAAAGATGGAGAGTTTCGGAAAGAAAATGTCGGTTGTCTCTGCCGGAATTGCGGGCATCGGTGCAGCATCAATCAAAGCATTCACGGAACTCGACGAGGGTTATGACACCATAGTGACAAAGACCGGAGCAACGGGAGAGGCACTTGAGGGATTGACAAAGTCTGCGGATAATGTTTTCGGAACAATGCCGGAGGATATGTCAACGGTAGGTGAGGCGATCGGAGAGGTCAACACAAGATTCCATACAACAGGAACGGAACTTGAAAAGACCTCTAAACAGTTCATACAGTTTGCAACAATCAACGGAACAAACGTCACACAGTCAGTTGACCAAGTTGACAAAATCATGAAAGCGTGGAACGTCGATGCATCACAGACGGGAAACTTGTTAGGATTACTCACGGCAAAGGCACAGGAAACTGGAATCTCTGTTGATACATTAGAGGGATATGTCCTCGACAATAACGCGCAATTCAAAGAAATGGGATTGTCATTGCCTCAAGCAATCAATTTGATGGCTCAATTCGACGCAAACGGTGTTGATTCAACTCAAGCAATGGCAGGTCTGAAAAAAGCATTACAGAACGCCACATCAGAGGGAAAATCAATGGACGAGGCGTTGTCAGATACTATCGGCAGCATCAAGAACGCAAAGACAGAGACCGAGGCGATGCAGATTGCAACGGAATTGTTTGGAAAAAAAGGTGCTGCTGAAATGACAAAGGCAATTCGTGAGAACAGAATTGACCTCACCAGTCTTTCGTCATCAATGGAGGAATATGGTTCGACAGTCACGGACACATACAACGGAACACTCGACCCGATTGACAATGCAAAGGTTGCGATGAATAACGCAAAACTGGCGTTGTCGACACTGGCATCCACAGCACAGACATCCGCAGCACCTATGATTGAAAAATTGACCGGAAAGATTCAAGAGTTGACACAATGGTTCACATCGCTCTCTCCGGCACAGCAAGAAACAGTTCTCAAAGTTGGTCTTGTGGTCGCTGCTATCGGTCCGTTGTCAATCGGATTTGGAAAAGTGGCAAAGGGAATCTCTGACACGGTAACGACCGGACAGAAATTTGTGTCAGGAGCTGCAAAGATAATCGCAAAGATTACGGCAAAGACAGCAGCCACGGCAGCAGGAACGGCAGCAGATACCGCAGCAACCGCAGCAACAACTGCAAGCACTACGGCGACAACCGCAGCAACGGTTGCAACGACGGCTTTTGGAACAGCATTGAAAGTTTTAACGACTGTCGGGGTTTTGGCATTTATAACGGCATTAGTCGCGGGAGGGATTTGGCTTGTAAAAAACTGGGATACTGTCAAAGAAAAAGCAACTGAATTGAAAAATCACATCAAAGAAAAATTTGACGGAATCAAGGATGATGTGACCGGAGCATTTAAGAATGCGAAAGAAGCAGCATCGACCAAAGTAAAAGAAATTGAAGAGACTGTAAAAAACAGCACTGTCGGACAAATTATGTCAGCAACCTTGACAGCAGCTCATGAAACGGCGAAAGAGAAGCTTGACAATATAAAACGAGCTTACGAAGAAAATGGCGGTGGAGTAAGAGGAATAGTTGCAGCCGGATGGGAGGCAATCAAAGGCTATCACACAGCCGGATTCACGTTCGTTGACAAATTGTCCGGAGGAAAACTCACTGATTTAAAGAGTAAATTTTCACAAAAAACATCAGAAATCGGTACGGATGTATCTCAAGGATGGGAAAGCATGAAAACAGCAGCCGATACAAAAATGGCTGAATGGAATGCAAAAGCATCTAATAAATTAGATGAACTCAAGACGGGATACAAAACAAAAGTATCGGAAATAAAAAATAAATGGACGGAAGATTATACCAACATAAAAGATAAAGCAACGTCTATTATGGAGACCGCAAGACAAAATGTCTCTACAAAACTTGAAAATATCAAATCTGCCTACAATGAAAAAGGCGGTGGCATGAAAGGGATTGTAAATGCGACTTTTGTAGCAATAAAGGACAATATGAATTCTCAAATGTCACTCGCAAATTCATTGACGGGAGGAAAACTTGATAATATCAGATCAGCGTTTCAGTCAAAACTATCAAGTGCAAAATCGACAGCATCATCAGCACTTGAGGGAATCAGATCATCGTTTTCGTCAAAGATGGAAAGTGCGCACTCGGTGGTGACAAGTGCTCTGAGCAGAATCAGAAATGCTTTCAATTTCCATTGGTCGTTACCACATTTGAATTTACCGCATATCAGTGTAAGCGGAGGAGTTGCACCGTTTGGAATAGGAGGAAAAGGCTCACTGCCACGATTTTCAATTCAATGGTACAAATCCGGTGGTATTATGACAAACCCAACAGTGTTCGGAATAAACGGGAATAGTTTGATGGTCGGAGGAGAGGCAGGAGCAGAGGCAATCTTGCCACTTTCGGAGTTTTACGAGAAACTGAACAATATTCTTGATAGAAAGATGGATGTGATACAAAAATCACAGGCGGTATATGTAACAAATTACACATACATAGGAGACGAAGAGATCGCAAATAAAACAGCGACAAAAGTGGATGCAGAGTTGGTGAAAAGCCATAGGAAAGAAAGGTGATGAATTGTGAAGATAAACGGGATAGATGTAAAAAAATATAACGCAAAGCAGTTGACAGTAGCAATTCATCCGGCATCCGATGCGGTCGAATATGAGTGGATAACGGGGGCTGTACTGCCGATAGAATTTGATACAGACATCAAAATGGGAAGTGCGGACGTAAGTGTGTACTTTAAAGGTAAAAACAGGGACGACATAAACAGAAGAATGTCGGAAATGATGGCTCTTTTCACAAAGTCGTGCATACTAGAACTTGATGGATACAAGGGAAAGTTTATGGCTTATAGGACATCAGATGATTTCGAGAATACGATAAGCAAAGAGCGGAGCAAATTAAATCTAAAATTCGACGGCTTTTTCTTTGATGAGCAGTTGGCGATGACATTTGACGGAGTTACCATTGGAAAAATAAAGGTGATAGGGAGCAGAAAGACCCCGTGCATAGTTGAAGTGACTGCAAAAAAAGCACTAAAAAATTATGTAATAAAAGGAATTGGAACAGAGGACATTGTAATTGAAACATTGGATACTGGGAAAACAATCGAGATAAATGGAGAAACGGGAAGAGTTACATCATCCGGAGAAAATGCATTTGACAAAACAGATATATGGGAGTTTCCAAAACTGGAGACCGGGCAAAAGAAATTTCTTTTTCGTCCAGAGATGCAACCGTGAAAATAAAATACAAACCAATGTGGATTTAAAAAAGGAGAGCAGATGCAGATTTTTGATGATAGCAAAAAAAGAATCGCCCTGCTGACCGGATATAAAGAGAGGGAAATCACCAAAACGCTAAGTTCCGGAGATAAAGAGATGGTATTCCAGTATCCGGCAAATGGAAAAGACACAGAGGCGTTGAAAGAAGAGTATTATATACGGACAAAAACGGATGAATATGTCATCAAAGCAGTTGAAAAGGGCGAGACATACAACAAATACACCGCAGTGCTAAACGTGGAAGAACTTGAGGGAGAGGCGTTTGCGTATGGTTTTGCATCGCAAGAACAGACTATAAGAGCATGCCTTGAATTTGCTTTCGAGGATACGGGATGGACTGTAGGAACATGTGAAATAACGAAAAAGAGAACGATAAACATCGAAGAGTCAACAACTGCATGGAAAGTGTTGCAGTCATGCCTAAAAACCTATAGATGCGAATGCAATATAGATACTCTGAATAAGAGGGTAAATATATATGAACATATAGGGCGAGACAGAGGATGCTACTTTGTAGAGGGAATGAATCTGCGAAAACTGACAATAAATTCTGATACATACGATTTCTATACGAGAATATTGCCGTTGGGAAAAGACGGGATATCAATAGAGTTCCTGCACGGAAAAGAATATCTTGAAAATTATCAATACAGCACAAAAGTAAAGACGTATGTATGGAAAGATGAAAGATATACGAACACGACGAGTCTCATGGAAGATGCAGAGGCAAAACTTGAGGAAATGTCAAAACCGTATAAAGTATTTGCAGCAGATGTGATCGACCTTGCAAAGCAGAATCCGGACTACAAAGATATTCTTGATTACGGAATCGGAGACACAGTGAGAATGGTGTCGAAAAAGACGCATACACGGGAAAAACAAAGAATCGTAAAAATCACAGAATATCCGGAAAATCCAAAAAAGAACAAGGTTGAATTATCAAACACGACAAAGACATTTGCGGAGGTTCAAAAGACAGAGGCAGAGTTGTCAAAGAATGAAACGATTGACATTGCCAACAAATCCACACAAAAAGTGCTAGAGGACAAATATTGGACAAAGAAAGAAGTAGAGTCTCATATTACAGCGTCAAAAGAAGAGGTGAGTTTAGGCGTATCAAAAATATATGAGACGAAAGACGCTGTTGAGGAAAAAATAAAACTCTCGGATGGTAGGACAGATGAAAAACTGACAAAATACTACACAAAAGAAGAGACGAAATCAGCACTCGACATGACGGCAGAAAGCATCAATCTTGAAGTATCAAAGACCTACGCAACGCAGACGACCGTAACAGAAAAATATAACAGTGCGGTAAAAGCAGGACAGACGGCAGCGGATACAGCTGAAACAAACGCAAAGAATGCAATGTATGAAAAATTGACAGAGTATTCCACGACGGAGGAAATGAACTCTGCGATTGATCTCAAGATGGATGCGATCACATTATCGGTATCCAAAACCTACGCAACAAATACATCGGTAACAGAGAAATATAACAGTGCAATAACGGCAGGACAGAATGCAGCTAATGCAGCGGAAAAGAATGCGACAGCAGCAGGACAAACAGCAGCGGACGCAGCAGAAAAGAATGCAAAAGATGCGTTGTATGAAAAACTGACAGAGTATTCCACGACCGAACAGATGAACTCTGCAATAGATTTGAAACTGGATGAAATCAGTCTGTCGGTATCTAAGACATATGCGACACAATCATCGGTTACAGAAAAATATAACAAAGCAAAAACGTATGCAATGAATGTTGCGGATGCAGCAGAAGAGAACGCAATTGCAGACACGGTAGAGAAGTTGAAAAGTTATTCCACGACCGAAGAGATGAACTCTGCAATAGATTTGAAACTGGACGAAATCAATTTGTCGGTATCCAAGACCTATGCAACGCAAACAACCGTAACGGAGAAATATAACAGTGCGGTAAAAAAAGGGCAAACAGCAGCAGATGCAGCCGAAAAGAATGCGATAGCAGACACGACCCAAAGGTTAAAAAGCTACTCTACAACGGAAGAAATGAATGCTGCTATTAAATTAAAAGCAGACGGTATCACAACAGAGGTTAATAAAAAAGTAAGTAATTCAGAGTTTGGCACAAAAATTACGCAGAATGCTTATAACGTTCGGGTAGCATGGAACAACAATAGCAATTACATTCAATTAGAGTCAGGGAAACTTGTTATATATAACGGAGAGACAACGACCAATCAAAAAAGAGCAGCATTTGACCAAAATGGAAATCATTTTTACAGAGACGGTTATTATGTGGGGAAAATAGGAACTAACTATTGGTCAGATAACGATGCACACAAAGGGTTAGTGTTTGATCTTGACTATCAAGGAAAGTATATGGCATTTGCACAAAAACCAAGTTCATCATCGAATGCATATTCAACAATGCTATGTTTTTCAAGAGCAAATAGTATATATAACACATACGGTGTACACATGGGGTGCGATTTGGACATGCACAACTACAAGTTGAAAAATGTATCGTGGGAAAAGGGGGGAATAACAGGAACATTGAATTTCGTGAAAGTCGTGTCAATGGACAGCGATGGAACTGTGAACACATGGACAAATGGCTGTAAATTACAGTTTGAGAATGGGATTCTGATAGCCGGAACATGGTAGGAGGTTGCAATTTGGAAGAAATAAAGTTGATTGTCGAAGAGGCAGAACCAGAAGTGAAAGAAAATGAAACTGCGGAGAATGTACAAAAAAAGACGACAGAAACGCAACTCAATGAAATAAACAGTAAGTTAGATATATTGCTTGCGAGAGTAGGCGGAACGGAGGAATAAGATGCAGACAACAATACAGGAAAGAATAGCATGTGCAAGAGGCGAATTACTAAATGCCATGCAGAAAATAGAAACGGAACAAGAATTACCATCATGTATCATGGATGGAATATTGTCCGGAATATTAGCTGATCTGCGTGAAACGGATAAGATGGAACTACTCAATGTCAATATTGCATTGAAGCAGGAACACGATGAAGAGATTAAAAAATTATCATCAGAACTCGAAGAGGCGAAAAAAGCTGCAAAAAAGGTTCTACCGGAAGCGGAAGAAACAGAACAGGAAAATGACACAGGAAAGCAGGAAACCACTCCGAAAAAGAACAAATAAGGAGGCGGTAAAATGGCACTTGAAAAGATATACACAAGAATAGATGTTGAGATGACGGGAGGGACACAGTATTATGCTGTGTCTGCAAAACAGGGGGATAAGGCGACGAGATATGTGATCGTTAATCTTCTCAACGATGGAATAAAATATACAATTCCTACGGGAGTAAAAGTGACGGCAAATATCACAAAACCGGACAAAACATGTGTATATAATGAATGCACTTATTCGGGTTCGGAGGTAACGGTTGAATTAAAGGGGCAGTCTCTTGCAGCAGCAGGGACAGCACTTTGCGACATAGAAGTTCGAACAAGCGATGAATCACAGGTTATTTCGTCGGCAACATTTGCGATTGAGGTTGAAAGGAGTCAGAGGAACGATAATGCGATTGAGTCATCCAATGAATTCGGAGCATTGCAAGAGGCGACGAAAGCTGCAACGAAAGCAACACAGGACGCAAATACGGCAGCAGCGAAAGCGTTAGAAGCAGAAAAGAAGACGACGGATGCGATCGCTGATGCAAAGAGTGCAACAGAACAAGCAAAGACAGCAGCAAAGGCATGTGAAAACATTGCTGACGGGATGAATACCATGATTGACACGGTAACAAAAAAGGTGTGCAAGATGTCGATTGAGGATGGAATCATTGTACTGCGGGAAGTGTAGAGAATTCCAAGATAATGGAAAGAAATTCCAAAAAGAACACGGAGCAGAAAAAATGTGATATAAAGTTGGAGGTATTAGCATGGGTTATAAAAAAGTAACATCACAGCATAAAGGAACGTTAAGAATTCGGAGCGAACCGGACAAAAATGCAAGGATTTGCGGGTCGTTATCATATGGCGAGAGCATCACGGTTGATGCCGTAAAGGTACAGTCAAAAACCGGAACAGAATACTATAGAGTGTTAGGTTACGGTTATGTAGAGGCTGCGTATATGAAAGATGGAGAATCCGGAGTAGAAATCAACAATGATGAAATTAACAAAGTTGTGAAAATGGCAGAAACGGCAGCGAAAAAGGCAGAGTCAGCAGCAAAGACATGTGAGGGACTGGCAGCAGGAATTAACACAATGACGGATTCGGTAACTGGCAAGGTCTGCGAATTAGGGATGGCAGACGGAATTATGACGGTAAAGGAGGCATAAAATGTCGAGCGGTGATGTAATAGTAAAGGTTGCAGATAAAGAGACTCTCGACCGCACCTATGCGAATACAAACGCAATACTGGCAGCAGTCGGGGAGGATGTAAGAGTAAAGGGAGTAAAGCGTTATGGACTGAAAATCAATAAAAATGACAGCAATCCGGCGACACGCTGCACATACCTTTTCGATGCAGTAGGAATGACACCTGCTGCGATGAACTATTCAACCGGAGCATTTGATTTCGGAGACTGGGGAGATGTCTTCTTTGTAAAGAACAACTATCCGGCAATGGTCAAATATGACGGTACAGAAGATTATAAACTTGACCCGAACGACCACACAAAGAAAGCGGACGGAACAACGGCATCCGATGTCGCAAACACGACATACGGAGGAAATGCAATGAGTGTTTTCGATGGCAGCGGTGACAAGGGCAAAATTTGGCTCTCGCAGTTTGAAATTGGAAACTATGAATACATGATCGTATCAAATGTTCAGTATGATGAATCATACAATGATGACGCATATGTAAGAGAGGACGGGTCACATGCGGACAAACTGTATTATCCGATGTTTGGTGGTTCGTATGATGGAACAAGACTCAGATCGCTTGCAGGACAGGCGCTCATGTATAACACAAATACGCAGACAGAAATCAATAGGGCAAAGGCGAACGGTGCAGGATGGAACATCGGTTCATGGAGTAAAAGGAATTTGCTAAATTGCTTACTTAAGATTATGTCAAAGACCGATAATTCAAAAGCTGCATTCGGAAAAGGGCAGACAACCGGATATGTGAATGACCCATCACAGAATTACGGTCATCTTGCAACCGGAACATTGACCAATAAAGGACAGTTTTTCGGGTACAGTGATTCAACTCATGAGGTAAAAGTATTCTTTATTGAAAAATGGTGGGGTAACAGATGGGACAGGACACTCGGATTGATTATGAAAAATGGAGAAATCCTTGCGAAAATGACACCACCGTACAATCTGACTGGAACAGGATATGAAAAAGTAGGAATCACATTCAGCGCAACGGGCAGTGGATGGCAGAAGAATACGAAATCATGCAGATTAGGGAGAATTGTATCATCAGTCGGGGGAAGTGGTTCAACTTATCCGTGTGTATATTTTTGGTGGAACGCAACAATAATTGCGGTCGCCCTTGTCGGCGGTAGCTGTGGCAGTGGCGAGCACTGCGGTGCGGATTGCTTGATTTTGAGCAATTCTGCGGGCAATGCGAGCTGGTACGTCGGTGCGTCCGCTTTCTTAGAACAGCCTATCGCTGCGTAAGCAGCAGGGGGAGGAACGGAGGGGGAACGCCTCCGCTATTCCCGCCGTGAGGCGGTGTGGTCGTTTTTAGAAAAAAATGAATATAGGGATATAGGGTGCGGTGTCGGGCGGTGTTCCTGCTCCCTGCGGTCGCCCTTGTCGGCGGTAACTGTAACAATGGCGAGAACTGCGGTGCGGATTACTTGAATTTGAACAATTCTGCGGGCAATGCGAACTGGAACATCGGTGCGTCCAATTTCTTCTCATATCGGAGCGTTTAATCAAATGCAGCCTATATCCCACGCCACAAGGCGAAAATCATTCCGGATATAGGGTCGGTTGAGTAAGCATCAGCACAAAAACCGATAGGAGATAAGAAAATATTATATGAGAAGTTACAACAACCTATATGAACCAATGTTGCAAGACGACTACATAAAACAGTGTTTTATAAATGCATCCAAAAAGAAAAAGAACAGGAATGATGTGCGGGAGGTATTAGAGAATCTCGATGAACACACAGAACTCTTGAAAAAGATGTTGACAGAGGAGCTGTTCATTCCGGACTATCACAAACCGAGTATCATCAACGAGAGCAGCAACAAGAAAACACGCCGTATATTGAAACCGCATTACAAATATGAGCAGGTTATTCATCATTGTGCAATAGGTCAGTTCAAACCGATTGTGATGAATGGATTGTATGAATTTTCATGCGGGAGCATTCCGGACAGGGGTGTTCATTACGGAAAGAAGTACATGAGAAAATGGCTTGATTCCTACGACGGAAAGAAATTCTTTGTTCTCAAGATGGATGTTCACCATTTCTTTGAATCCATAAACAGGAGAATCCTCAAAAGGAAACTCAAAGAGGTAATTCGAGATAAACGGTTTTATAGATTACTCTGCATACTGATTGAACATGACAAAATAGCACTCGTTGCAAAGATTTTGACGGATGCAGGCATTGAGATAGATGTAGAGCAGACGAAAACGCTTGTCGGATGCATAGCATTTGACGACATCTCAGGAGCGTTGGAGATATTGCAGGAAATCGGCATCACAGGAGCGATGTTCGATGAACTGAAAGAAATTACTGAGGAGATGCGAAAAGGCGTTCCGTTGGGATATTTCACATCACAATGGTTCGGCAATTTTTACTTGAAAGCACTCGACCACTACATCAAAGAGGAACTCCATGCAGAACATTACATGCGATACATGGACGACATGGTGATACTGGGAAAGAGCAAAAAGAAACTGCACAAAATACATGCAGCAATCGAAACATATCTGAATGACAACCTTGACCTTGAGATAAAAGGCGACTGGCAGGTGTTTAGATTTGAATATCCGGTGATGAAAGACGGGAAACCAGTGCTTGACGAGAACAGAAAGCAGGTCACAAAGGGGCGTATGCTTGATTTTATGGGATTTCAATTTCACCATGACCGGACAACCATCCGAAAATCAAACATCGAGAGTGCGAGACGCAAGGCGAACCACATCTCAAAACAGGATAAAATCTCATGGTATAACGCATCGGTGATGTTGTCATATATGGGATTGTTCAAACACACGGACACATACAACTATTACATCGAATACATCAAGCCGAAAATCAATGTCAAGAAACTCAAGAGGATAGTTTCAAAGCATAGCAGAAAGGAGAATGAGCAACATGACAGACTGGAAAAAGGTGACAGGAACACAGCCGGACAAGCCGGAGGAGGTCGACAGGACATCGTCGCCGTCAACGGTTTATCTGCGTAAGAACATCGAACAGGTAACAAGAGAGGTTGAGGGCAGCGACGGAAAGATGCAGACAGTGACCGAATGGCAGTACGACGAGAAAGAAATGACAGTCAAGGAATATGAGAACATGGCACTCATGAAGTCAGTCGTTGAGGAGAACACATCCGGAATCGTCGAATCAGTGACACAGTTTCAGAAAGATGCGGTCATTGACGAATACACACAGCAGTTGATTGAGGAGGGGTTGATTTAGTATGAAAATGCTTGTTGAAAGTCTCAAAAGAATGTACAAAAAAGGCACTCTCACAAAGGAACAGATTTCCGAGCGTGTCGCAAAGGGCAGTATTTCAGCGGATGAATATGAATATATCACAGGAGAAAAATTCTCCGGCGGTGATACAGAATGAGTCCGCTTGAAATAATATCACGATTGTGCGATGTGACGGAAAATCTATCGGCAATCGTGAAAAAACAGCAAACAATCATTGAACAGTCGAAAATCGAGGAGACGGTCAGAGCGGAACTCCGGCAGGAGGTAGAGGAGACAGACAGGGAGATGGATGTTCTCGAATATCACATGCGGAAATACTGCGACACCGACGACATCGAGGCGACAGAGTTCGGAAAGGAGAACGCCGTTGACGATTGAATTATCCCTGTTGATCTCCGGAGTATCTGTTGCAGGTGCAATCTTTTTCGGAATCTGCTCAAAGCAGAGAAATGAGAAGAAAGACACACAGGAAGATGCGGAACAGAGAGCAACAACCGACACAATGGTGATGGTGAAACTTGAGAACATCGCAGACGACCTCAAAGACATCAAACGGGAATCGAGAGAGAACCGTGAGGAGATGAAAACATTGAGAGAGCGTGTTGTCATTGTGGAACAGTCACTCAAGAGCTATCACAAGAGACTGGACGGAGAACAGCATTCCGACCGATAACAGGAGGGCAGGAAACGGGCAAGAATCAACCTCACAGAAAAGAGGCAATACATGAGAATGACAGAACAGGAACGACGCATCAGAATCCGGCATCTGAAAAGAATGCACCGGATAAGAGAGCGAAAAGAGAGACATGACAAAAAGGTGTCCGGTCTGTTCATGAAACGTGTTGTATTTACTTTGATTCTTGCAGCATTTATCTTTACAGTTGTGATGATATTTGTGTTTTTGCGGATGGGTTCAGAACCGTCGACACTGATTGAGAATGTATTCAGATTTCTTTCAGTTGAGGGCGGTGCAATGGCACTCATTAAGTCCGTGAAAACGGTCAAGGGAACAAAGTCAAACGGAGGAATACAACACAATGACAAACCGGAACAGGATGACGAGGAGGTACAAGGATGAAATACATCGTCGAGAATTGGTTTGTGATTGTGGGTCTGATTGCGGTATACGCAGCGGGAGGATATGCAGTATATGTTTTCGTGAAAATGCCGTCAGACAAACAGTTGAATAAAGTGAGAGAATGGCTGCTATATGCAGTCACAAAGGCAGAAAAGGAATTGGGAGGCGGTACAGGTCAAATCAAACTGCGATATGTATATGATATGTTCGTCGCACGGTTCACATGGCTTGCGAGAGCAATTTCTTTCGAGGCTTTTTCGATGATGGTCGACGAGGCACTTGAGAGAATGAGAAAGATGCTTGAGAGTAACAAGGCGATGCAGACGTTTGTGAGCGGTGAGGCAGGTGATACAGTTGAAAAGGATATGTGATTTCGTAACCGGAAACGCACACACAATCGTGCTGATATATGCAATCATAGCTATCGCCGTATGGGTGGCGGTAAACTTGTATTTTTGGAAAATTTCTTTTGATTTAGAAAGAGAAATTCGGGAAGAAATGAGAGAATACGGGGATTGCTATTCTTATACGGATGAGGCAAAATTCGGGAAACACATAACAAGGTTGACCGGATTCATTATTTCGATTCTTGCTGCGGTGATGTGGTGGTGTACACCTCTAATTGTGGCGGGGTTGATGATATATGACAAGATACAAGAAAAGAATCCGGAATTGTGCGGATTCAAAGCAGATGATTTTGACGAGGAGGAAAACAAATGATTTCAAATTGTGGACATGATGAAAACGGAAGATATTCCGGAGGCAAGGCAGGAGACCAAACAGGTACAGAGTGCAGGTTATAAATTGGTACAATAGACCATGGAAATGCGTTCTCCGTCACCCGAATGCAAAAGTGAGAGCAATGATCGCAAGCATGGCAAAGGCAGCAGCAGTCAATAATAAAATCGGATATTGCCAGTCTCATAGGGGTACATTTTGGACGAATCTTGCAGATTCAAATTACGACCCTGCACAAATTACAGTAGCATGTGAGGCAGACTGTTCATCCGGTGTCGCTGCAATCGTAAAGGGTGCAGGTTACAGACTGGGGATTGATGCACTGAAAAAGGTGAGTACGGCATGTTATACCGGAAATCTGCGAGTAGCACTCAAGGCAGCAGGATTCGAGGTACTGACAGAAAGTAAATATCTGACATCGGATGCATATTTGCTTGCGGGAGACATTCTGTTGAATGATGGCGCTCACACAGCAACAAACCTCACGGACGGAGCAAAGTCATCCGGAGCGGGAGCATCCAACACAACAACGGTCAAGAGTAATGCAAAGGTTGATGTTGCACACGGATTCAACAAGAGCCTTGCAGGAATATACAAGGTGACTGCATCCGGATTGAATCTCCGTGCGGGAGCAGGAACAGGAAAGTCAATCCTTGCGGTAATGAAAAACGGCGAGAAAGTCCAGTGCTATGGATATTATAACGACTGCAATGGTGTGAAATGGTTGTATGTGGTTTACAAGAACATTGTCGGATATGCATCAAGCAAGTATTTGAGCAAATAGGAGGGATAATCATGTTATACTATTTAGGCAAAGGGACAGAGTTCAAGAAAGAGAGCTGCAAAGAGTACAAGACCATCGAGAGAGCAATGAAAGCAGCTGCAAAGGACGAGAGTTTTGTTGTGTGGGATGAAAACGGAAACTTCATCGGCTCACTCACGGACAATGTTCCAGATGGAGCATTGCAGACAAATCCGGACGGCAGCGTCAACGCATACGATGCGGACGGAAACAAGGTCGGAACAGTCGATGCAGAAACCGTTGAGAAAATGACAACATTCGAGAGTGACGAGGATGCAGCAGGGCAGCAGGAGGACAAGGAAACAGCCTCAAACGAGGACAAGGCGACAAATCCACCGACCAAACAGGAAAACGGCGAAAATGGAGCGAATACGGAGGCAGACGAGGCAACAGAGGACGAGCAGGAGGACAGGGTCATCATCCCGCAGCAAAATGAGAGTGACTGTCGTTTGCGATGGTTCGCTCAACATCAGACGTTCAGCAGCGTGGGGCAATGATAACATCTGCGGTCGTGCTATCAGAGGACAGTCATATTATGTAAAAGAGATTCATGTTGTGAACGGAAAGAAGATGGTCAGAACAATCGGCGACCTTTACCTCTCCGGAGAATCGGAGCATGTACAATTCGAGCAGTTATGATATAATAAAACAACGGGAAACAAGACGGGGTTTTATGTGTAAAACACAGGTAACGAACAAATGCTTGAAAAATGCCCGCAAATAGGCGTTCGGAGTTATCAAAACGATAATTATCTCGCAAGAGAATTACAATTCAAAGAGATTACAAACCTCAGAACTTCGGTTCTGGGGTTTTTCTTTACCCTTAAATCTTGATGAAATGTCTAGAAATGTGGTGAAACTTATTCGGTTTGCAACAAAGAAATCTATTCCCATCTTCTGTATGAAGAAGATATTCACAATCAGGACAACAGAAGACGTTTATGGCAAAGCAAAATTGTAGAGAAGAAATCAACAGAATTAATAAAAAGACGAATATCAAAGTTGCCTGTATGAAAAGGGAACTGAAGTTTTGGCAAATCATTTCGGTAGGAACAGTGGTAATGGGAATGTTGCTTGGATGGATGTTGTGAAGTTAAGATAGTTCTTATCAAGGGCGAAAGAAGATGCATGCTAGAAAGAATCTTTTGGGGAAGCCGACAACTCCCGATTTACTTAACGATAGATTTGTAAATGGGATAAATGCTTGATTTTAGCGGCCGCACCATAATGGTGACATGCGTTATTGAGATGTTGCTTGAAGTTGTTCTAGTAATTTGTGATACTAAGGTTACATCTGCAGATGAACTGATTATGAAAGGAGTAGATTTAATATGGTCGAATTTGGCGAACAACTAAGAAGAGCGAGAGAAGAAAAGGGAATGACCCAACAGTCTCTTGCCGAGCAATTATATGTAACTAGACAGGCGGTATCAAGGTGGGAATGTGGGGATCGTTACCCTGATTTACTTACTACTAAAAAAATATCGCAGATTCTGGAAGTGAGTCTTGACGACCTGTTATCTGGAAAAGAAATGGAAAAAGTAGTAGAACGTAACCCTGTTATTGAAAAGAAAAGCGTCAATAACATAATGATAGCTCTTTATGCGTTTGTGGTAATTTCATTTTTTATCACTATTGTGGACATTATAATTAGATTCCCGTTGCAATCAGAGATGATTGATTATAATGATATTCAAGCGATTGTAATAAATGTATTGGCATTGCTTATTCAGATTTTTTTCTTTGCGTATGGTTTTGTTAATGCTATACGAGGAATGCTATCACCAAAAAGGATGGGTGCCGTAATTGTTGCATTTTTTGCTGCGACCTGTATTACTGGAACTGGAAATATGGTAATTAATTCAAATGTTCAGATTGTTTTATGGTGGATTGTTTTAATTATCCCGAATATAGTTGGTGCTGTAGCAACATTCGCTTATTTTGTTTCGGGTAAGAAAAGTAAGAAATATTCTATAATGATTTATTTGGTTACGATTTGGGGAATGTTCCGCATCATTTATTCAAATTATAATCTTATAGTTCATGCAAATCAGTATCTGTCTATGAATAGCACGGTTAGACTTGTACTTGAGATAGCAATACATTGTCTAGTAATATATCAAACGTATGTATTATGGATTAAACGCCAAAATGCAATAGACATAAGTTGATAGAAGAGTATATGTTCGGATAGTTTAGAGTTCTGACATCGGTTATAGATAAGTTAAAGAGATCTGTGCATATCATCAGCCGTGTGAAGTCAGAGAATGAAAAGGGCTATTACATCGTGGATGCAATCAATGAGGCCATCAATGTCGGCGTGAAGATTTCCTTCTATTATTCTGAACTTAATGGTAAGAAGAAGGAAGTGCTCAGGAACGATGTGAAACTATATACAGTCAGTCCATTTGATCTGATCTGGGATGGCGACTATTACTATCTGACCGGTTACTGTGATGAGAGAGAGTTTGTTCGTACATATAGAGTAGACCAAATCAAGAAACAGCTGGAGCTGCTGACTGAGAAGGCTGTTAAGAAGCCGAAGGGATATAACGTATCTAAATATACGGCAGAGGTCTCCCGTATGTTCTCTACAGATGAAGCGGTTGACGTGACCTTGCTCTGTGACAACTGTTGTATGAACGATGTGTAGGTATGAAGGGGCTGTTGCAAAATAGAGTAATCATTTTGAACTGCTCCCCGTCAAGTAGACAATTGAAAAAATATAAATTTTTCCTGCCAGTAGAAATTATCTGCTGGCAGTTTTATGCAGCTTGCAAGTAAATTTTGTGTTTTTCCATTGGTGTTAAAATTCCGAGATTCCTTTGCAAGCGTTTATTGTTGTAGTAATCTATATATCTTCGTATCATTTTTATCGAGAGTACCTCTATCAGTGAATCGTTTCCATTAGTATCGCTCTCTCTTCAGAATTCCCCAAAAACCTTCCATTGGTCCATTGTCGATACATTTAGCAACTCGCGACA